CCCCTGTTCCTTTGGCACTGGAACCATGTTTTTCGGATATGATGTCCGAAAGTTTGGTGAGCCATCAGCATAGATGCCAGACAGGATTGGGATTTGCATATTAGACCCGATACCAAGCAGCCGTTACAGCGTCATAACGCATGGTGAAGAATGCGTTTTGCGCCAGAGTGGTCGGCGCACCCGTCACGGTTGCCCCATTTCCGCTGACCGTCAAAGCTGTGATGGCCTGCGTTGTGTTGATGCTGACCTCGGCCTTGTCGGTCGGGCTTGCAGGTAGCACAATCGTGCCAGCAGCGAATGCACCTGTGGGCGTCAGCAGAAGCCATGTATTGACCAGAGAGATAGTCACAGAGAAGGCAGTTGCGCTTGGTGCGGCATACTGGGTCGTAAGACTGCCGGGCTGCACCAGCGCTGTCTGTAGGTAGTCTGTGAGCAAGGTCAGAGAAGCCTTGCGGCTGTCCCCATTGTCAGTGGCCCAGACAACGATCAGATCGCCGCCCTGAAGTGTTGAGGTAGACGAAAGCTGATTGATGTTAGCCATGATTTACTCCAGATCAAGAATGCTATCAGATCCGACCGTAAGCGGATCGGTGGGCTGACGCAAATATGGGTTGTTGTAGTAGCGCCAGCCCTTGTTGCCAGCACCCGATGGAACGGTTTGGTTGCCAATCTGCATCTCAATCGGAAGCGCCGATTTACCAAGCAATTGGTTATATGCAAATTTTGCGGCGGCTTTAGTCTCTGGGCTGACGGTCTTGCCATACCCACTTGAGATCCGAATGGCCAAATTTAAATACATGGCTTCCAGCGCCATGTCGGTCACACCCGTCACTTCGTCCAGATCACTACCCACCGGCGATGACGGCAGCGGATAGCCAATGCGAATGCCCTTGCCGTTCCATGTGGCCATCATCATGTCCAACTGGCGAAGCGCATTGTTAAGCTGCTCAGGCTGCAGGTCAAAGACATAATCGGCCATGCCAATTTCGCCAAACGCTTGGTTGACGATGTCGCGCTTCGTGTAGGCCATGATTTATTCCTCAACCTTTGGCTTGCGGCCACGCTTGGGCTTTTCGCTGGCTTCAGTCGTTGTCAGCGCCCAGCCCTCGGCCACGCGCGCATCAACATCAGCTTCTTCAGCGATGATATAATCAAACTCTCCGCCATGAAACTTGTGCGGCCCAGGCGTTTTGTAGAGCATCACAGTCATGCCATTTTCCGCTTCGGTGCTTTGGACGGTTTGCCTGCTTTCTTAGCAGCCTTTTCAGCAGTGCTGAGAGCAATAGCAATTGCCTGCTTGGTGGGCTTGCCGCGCTTCATTTCCATCTTGATATTCGAACCGATGGTCTTGCTGCTGTAACCTTTTTTGATCGGCATGTCAGTCCCCTGTTGAAAGTAGGGAAGGAGCCGAAACCCCTTCCCAGTTGTTATTAGGTCTGCGAGAACAACTGAATGCCAGCCATCTCAGGCTGCAACATCACCACACCGAACAAAGTATCCCAACGATACTTGGTCTTCTGGGTGTTGATGTCGAACTGCTTCTGCATCACCAACTCAACGCCCTGATCGGTCGTTGCGCGCATGATGTCAGCGCCAGCATCAGTCGGGATTGCCAGCGATGCGGGCAGCAGTTCGATGGCCTCTTTGTGCCAGAAGCAGTTCACAGCCGCAGTCACAGTGTTCAGGAAGGTGATAGCCGCGCCGTTTGCAGGCGTTGCGGTCACGTTCTTATACTGCGCTTCAGCATCGGTCGAACCGCCGTTCGAGATAATCGGCGGGCTGATCGTAACCACGCCCGAACCACCCGAACCAGAAACGATAGCGGTGATGCGGAAGGTCTTCAGCACGCCTGTATCGTTCTTGGTGATGTGGTGAACAGCGTTGACACCAGCAATGGTGAACGCATCGCCAACCTTCACCGTGCCGCCGCCGACAGCGATGGTCAGGTTCTGATAGCGGTTGTCCACGTTCGACACTTCACCCGTGCCAGCCGTCGAGGTGGCCTTGGGGGTGTAATACTGGTTAGCGCCGTTGACCGTCACAGTGGTGCCAGCAGCCGCCGTCAGGCGGTTTGCGTAGTCCATCTTGTAGGTCTGGAAGCCAGCCACTTCGCCAACGTAGGCGCGACGATACGCCTCGGTCGGGATTTGGATCATGGTTTGACGTGCAGCCAAGTCAGCAGCCATGCCGTTATAGTCGCGGCTGGACAGCGCATAGTTGCGGTCGCTCATCATCACGCCCTGCTCGTTCATCAGAGCATCAACCTCTGCAATATCGGTGAAGCCCGATGCAGCGGTGGTGCGCTTGGAAACGATAGTGCCTTGGTTAGACGCCACAGTCAGAACGGCCACGTTGATGTCAGAAGCCAGCTTTTGAGCAGCAGCCTGACCCAGACGGTTTTCTTGCAACTGGTCGCGCAGTTCTTTTGCGGTCAGCAGCGCCGTCGAGTGCTTCTGGTAGCCAATGGTCGAAGGCACAGCAAGCTGGGTCGAGTCTTTGAAGTTGGACGTAGCATCCGAACCATCAAACGACTGGGCAATGTAGGGTTCAGGGCGCCAGATGGTGTCCGACGAACGCTCCATCTGTTGGCCGTTGGTGTTGTATTTCATCACAAGCGACGACAAAACAAGTGCGTCGTTAAAGCCTGAGAGGATGTCTTCGAACGCTACGCGCTCTTCTTTAGAAAACGAGTTTGCCATTTGGCATGTCCTTTATGGGTTTATGCCGATTGCTTTTGCTTTTTATACTGGGTCACTTTCGTGTAGTTACCAGTACGTTCAGCTTCTGCCCTCAGCCGTTCTAGGGTGCCGTCTACCGTTCCAGAAGGTCGGCCTGTGCCGCTTATCTTCTTTTCCGGCGTGGATGACGCCTTGCGATTCGTGACTTTCAAATTGGTCTCCAACTTGGCCACCGCAAAGGCGAACTTTACGGGATCGGTTATAGAAGCAAGTTCCTTCGCTTTCTTTGGGTTCTTGCCCAGAGCATAAACAAGCAACGCGGGGTTTTCCGCACCTTGCACGATCATCCCCTGTTGCATGACGCTTAGGGTGTCTTGGACAACTTCTTCTGCGAAGTCATAGTCCCTGACCTTCAAATCTGCCTTGGCAGAATGATACCCTTCCAGCTTCTTCTCCCATCCCTTCTGCACAGCTTCCTGTTCAGCCCGGACGGATAGTTGCCTGTCGTCATGCTGGCGCTTCTTATCATACCACGCCGCAAGTGCCGTCTCATATCGCTCGGTGTCGTAGTCGACCGAATCTAACGTGGGCTTCTGGCCTAGCGGCTGTTGCGCGGGTTGTGTCCGCTGCTCCAGCTGCTGCACCTTCTGCTCAAGGTCTTTCGCTCGACGCTTTTCCTCACGATACGATTTGCGAAGATCACGCACCCAGCCGGGGGCGCTAACTTCCTTTTCATCTTCGGGGTCAGGCGATTCCCCATTTATGCTGACAACGACATCATCTTCTTCGGTCTCGGCCTCAGTGTCGGTTTCTTCCTCTTCAGGTTCTTCGACTTCCGGCTCCTCAACTTCATCTAGATCGTCGTCAAATTCTGCCTTATCTTCGTCCATTCGATCCTCATACAATTCTCACCCATTAGAATGTGCGGCTGGGCGGTTGCCGCATTCCGGGCGATACCACTTCTTGAAGTGCCTTCGCCGTGTTCACTACGTTTTCGCGCTCTTTCTGCTGGATGCCAGCAAGCACTTCAACGGTCTTGGCTTTGGTCTCTTCAGCCCGTGCCAAGGTGTATGCTGTGTTGGCCTGCGCCTGACCTGCTTTGGCCTGCGCTTCCATTGCCGCTGCTTGCAGATACTGCGCCTGCGGATCTGGTTGTTGCTGCGACTGCGCCTGTTGCAGTTCCTCCAGAAGCGCCTGCTGTTCCTCTGGGGTTGGTTTAACCACACCCATCTTGATCAGGCGATTGCGGAAGAAGTCACGGACATCAGCGATGCCTTCGCCTTCCATGTTCAGCATTGCCATCGAGCCAAGCACCTGCTGCGTCTCTGGATCGGTTGCCAGTTGCATCATGCCCATCAGCGACCGCACAGTGGCAGCGCGCTTAGATTCAGACGATGGCCCGACCTCGACCGAAACATCAAACTTGGCTTTGCTCAGGTCGTTCTCGTATTCAACCGCGCCTGTCTCTTGGTTCAGCACAGGCTTGGCAAGTTCGACTGTAGACATTTGCCCCTGAGAGCCGACACCCTTTAGCTTGCGCCCCGATTCAACCATGACATCGCGAGCCATCGAGAGCCAGATTTCCCCGGCGCGTTTGATCGCCTTGGCCATGTTCGACATGTAGATGTATGTCTGCATGTCGATCTTGCTCTGGATCAACTCCACAGCCTTACCAGAGATGTTGGAAACCATCTGCTCGCCGTTCTGCTGGTTGCCCAACAGGTCGCTGATGTCTTGCTCGGTGATTGCCAGAAGGCCAGCGAGTGCGGGCGGGATTTGCGGTGGCTTGGTATATGCCACCGGGCCAGAAAGTGCTTCATTCCCATTCGCATCCGTCATGGTGTTGATCAGCAGATAGGGGTAGTTCTTCAGGTTGTCCTCGGCCCACATCATCTCATAGCCAGCGACCTGCTCGGCTGCGAAGATCGGCTTTTCGGTCGTGGACAGCGCAGAGATTTCGCCCAGCTTGGACAACTGCATGTTCTTGAGGCGCTGCGCATCCTTGGCCATACGAACGTGACCCATGCAACGCTCAATGTTGTCGATATACCAGCGCTTGCCATAGACAGGCACAATCGGGATTTCAGACCCGGCGATATAGCCGCTGTCTTCCAGAATGCTGTTGCCGCTCATAATGTATTTATGCACCCGGCGGCGCTTCACACGCTTCTGGCGCACCTCGACCTGACCCGTGGCCGTCAGCATATTCTCAAGTTCTGGATCGTCAGCGAAGTCTTTCTCGCTATAGCGGGTTTCTTCGCCGTCGATGGATCGGAATGTGCGGATCAGTTCCGATGCTTCTTCAACGCGGTAAACCTCGGCCACGAACACCATGTCAGGCGTTGACCAATCAAATTCATTCTGGTGGATTTCGTGCGGCCATGTGTCGGGGTCATCGTTCCAAGCGGCCTTATACGAATCGCGCGTCATTGCCGTCAGCACATAGCACAGCCGGGCATCGCTCTTGTCTTGGCGCTTGGCGTCCATGTCAAAGAACACCGTTGTGTCGGCGTCATAGATCGGCTCAATGCGAATGCGCTGGTTGTCATTCTCGGAATCATACTCGTCTTCGTATTCAGTGCGTAGACGGAATGCGCCAAAGCCACCGCCAACCGCCTCTTCAAAGGCGTTGTCATAGGCTTCGTCGGCGCCACTGTCCTGTTCATCCGCACGGAACAGCATGTCGCAGGTGTCGGCCAGCTTATCGTCTGACGTGCCGTCTTTAGACACAAAATCGACCGTGATGCGGTTGTTGCGGTATTCGTTGATGATCCGCATCACCGACAGGTGAATTTTGTTGACCTCAAAGCGCGGCTTATTGTTGAACTGCTCGGCAAGGTTGCCTTCCCACTGCGCCCCGGCGATGGAATAAAAGCGACGATCTTCAAGGCATTGCAGACGGCCTTCACGCATGGCGCTTTGAATGTCGTCGAACTCTTGCAGCGCATCCTCATGCACTGTTGCAAGCCGTTCGCTTCTGGTCATTCTTGCCACGGCAGTTCCTCGCAATTCATTCCGCGCCATTATATGCGCTTTTGGTGGATAAAACAATCACCTTGCCATCGGCATCATAGTGACCATTGGCCGGGCCTTTGGCTTCTGCTGGACGTTAGCACGCCGCGCACCTTCCAGAGCATAGCGCACCGCGTCGATCACATGGTTGTCGCGGTCATCCAGCACTGGCAAAACCTTGCCCGTCATCTGATCGGTCTTGTAGCTGTATAGGGTCAGTTCGTCGATTGTGTGCTTGCAGCGTGGATGCACAACGATGTCAAAAGACTTCAGCCATTCAATCCCGTCTTCCACAGACTTTGCGCCCTTGACCGCTGATTGTATCTTGGGAAAGCCATTGCGGCGCATGTGGCTGACAGTCTCAGGTCGTGCGCTGTCGGCCACCATCGGCCATTTCTCAGCCTCTGGGATGGACATGAACAGCGAAGGCGTGTCCACAATCTCGCAGCCGACCTGATACGCCTCGTAATCAATATATAGCTTGCGGCCCATGATGTGGCAGCGTACGCAGACTGTCGGGTCGGTTGCAAAGCCCCAGTCTGCACCAAGGCGATGGACGGCATCAGGTGGCGCGTCGAAGTCCTCGATCACCCAGTTCTTGAACACCCGCGTTTCGCTGTTGCGAACATACTGACCTTTCCAGACGTGCAGATATTTATCTGGATCTCGCCTGAGGTCGTATTGCATCTCATCCCGTAGCACGTCTGGAAACCACGGATTGTCAGAATAGTTGACCTCGACCACGATGCTGTCGGTCGGCGCGTTGTTACCACGCAGCAGCGATTCAACTGGATCGTCCTCATAGCGTGGGTTCCAACTGAACAGCAGCTGCGATCCGGGCTTGCGGATTGTCGGGCGCAACAGGTCCAGAGAGAACTGGCTGACCGACTGCGCCTCTTCCACCCATGCGATGTCAAAGCCTTCGAGCGACTTGATGCTATCTGCGGTGTGGTTCTGCATCCCCTGAAAGATTATCACGCCACCATGCGGGCATTTGATCTCGGCCTGCTGCACCTCGAACATATGCCCAACGCCAAGTTCCTGTATCTTGTTCTCGATCAGCTTCTTGACGGATTGCTTGAGTGACTTCTGCACCTCACGAACGCAGACCACATCTGTGCGTTTCATCACGCAGCGCTCAACAATCCATTCGGCGAAGAAGGTTGACTTGCCAGATCCACGCCCGCCGAATGCGCCGATGTAGCGGGCGTGTTCTTTCTTGAGGATTGGAACAGCCCAGCGCGGGGTGTTGATGTTTAGGTTCACTTGGCCCGCTCAGGTTCTCGCTTCATCATGCCAGTGATGTACACATCTTGCGCACTCTGCCCGCGTTCTTGCGCTGCGATCTGGTCACGCAAAGAACGAGCCATTGGGCTTTTCCCTTCGCCATCATTGATTAGGCGTTGTAGCAGACGTTCCAAGTAATCCATCGTATTGGTCTCTCTCGATTACGTTTGTTTCGTAGTGCATAATGTTTGCAGCGCTTATGCCCTGTTCTGTTTTTTGGATGTCGTTTGCGATTTTTGTAAACAGATACTCAACGTCATCAATTTTTGCAGCTTTTTCGGCTGGCGACATCGCTGCCCACGCATCCCTACCCATATCAAACTCGGGAATATATTGGAAGCGCAAACCGTTGATGCCTGCAACCGCTTCGTCTGCAAGGCCTGCCTGAGCGCCGGGGCGATCCATCACGCGGCTGTCAGTCACAAACGTAAAGCCGTCAACACCGTACTGCGTTAGCTTGTCAGATAGCCGCCGCGCAAAGTCTGGGTCTTGCCGCTTACGGAAATAGATCTCAACGCCCGGTCGGCTTTCTGGGGTTCGAAGCGGAACCACCTTTGAGATGAATGCCGCATCTTGATCGGCCTCTTTAGCAACCTCGACCATGCGGCGCGTTACGCCCGATGGGTCAAAGTTCTGGCGAACCACAAACTCGGCATTGAACGCCCGTTCATCTGACTGCATGAAGCGGCCATATGTGTTGTTGATCTGGTACGTCACAACGCTCGGATCTGCTTTGGCAGGCTCTCCAAGACGCCCGGCAATCTCGGCCTGCTGGACGTTTGTAGGACGCACACCGGGGCGCTCGACGCTGATGCCAAGGACATAGCGGGCCAAGGGGGCTTTGACTTGATCGAGTTGCTTTTGCGCCTCTACCGCGCCTGCCTCATGTGCGATTCTTAACGGCTCAATCCTAGCTGCATATGCGGCATCGGTTTCTTTCTTGCGTATTGGCGGCGGCTTAAAGCTTTCCGTCACTCTCCGGCGCAATGTCTTTGCCAGAGCGGGATCTGCGGCTCCAGCTAAAGATGATTCAAACTCAAACGACCCGCCCTCGCCTGCTTTGGTGGTCCAGCCGTTCTGGGTCCAGCGTTCTTTTTCAATGAACCACGCAACCGCTTGAAGATCGTCTGGGTTCATATCTTGGAGATTCGGCGCAACGGCACTGATGATGCCTTGCTTGTTAACTTCATCCGCTGCCCCAGCCATTACCTTTTGGCCGAAACCAAACTCTCCGCTGATATTCGGCTGTTCAAGCGTGGAGCCTTTCAAGTGCGCACCAGTCACGCCGCTTTCCACAGGCGGCGGAATACGATCTAGCCCGGCAAGTCTACGCAGATGCCGCGCAGCCCATACGTCGATGGTCGCAGCGTTGGTGTATCCAATCAGGTTGCCAGTAAAGTTTGGCGTCTTAGGCGCTCCCGTCGCCACGCGGAACATATCAAACAGCGCTTTGGTTGCCGCTGGGCTGTTGGTGTTGAAAAGAGATCCTGCCGCGTTAGTGATAAGGCGGAATGGATTATCTGGGTCGTTGTGCATTTTTCCAAGCGTTGTTGGGTTAACGTCACCTTTTTTCAGCATTTCGTTATACATGCTGATTTCTTTATCGTACTCTCCACGGCTGAACCGCCGCAAAATCTCAATGCCGTTGTTCCAGTTCATCTCAACGCCAGTTTGCGCTGATGTTGCGCCTAGAACATCAGCAAACACGTCACCTATGCCACCAAACTCTTTGCGCAGGCTGGTGCGCATTGACCGATACCAGTTTGCCTCATTTACAATGGCGATAGCTGCCGGATCTTTTGCTCGGACCCGGTCGGCCAAGTCTTTGATCTCTTGTACTTGGCGCGTAACCATAGTTTTCTGCCAGTCGTCGGAAGACACGCCCATTGGCGGTTTGTCATACTTATAAGGAACACCCTTATAGACAACTTCGAACCTATCTTTTTTCGGGTTTACTTTCGACACTTCCATTGAGTTTGGCGTCCAGCCTTCGGACGCCGGGAATGCCGACTTCTGTTGAGCAATCTGCTCTTGAACTTTAGCCGTGTTACCAACGGGAACATCTCTGGCAATGATGCTTACCTCTGGCGCTGTAACAAGCCTTGCCACCATTTCTGGGGAAACCTTTGGCGCTGCCTCGATAGGCACTGGTCGCACAAAGGCTGGGGGGGGTGCCGGAAGAGCATTAGGATCTGTAGGTGGCGGAGGCAGGCTCGCGGTTGCCATTGTCACAGGCGGGGCCTTTACAGGCTCTGGCGCGGTCATTGCAGGCAACGTCTGCGCTTCCTGCATGGCCCGTTCTGCTTCTGCGAAAGTTACGGGTGGTCGGTTAACATCGGATGCCATCGGCCCACCAGCCATTATTGGCGGAGCGTTTTGTGCTTCCCGCATTGCCCGCTCAACTTCGTCAAACGTCAATGGCGGTCGGCCAACATCACCAGCAATTGGGTTGCTGTATAGGGTTGGCATAGGACCGGGCTGAGTTGCACGATCAAGAATAGGTTGCCGCAATGGAGACCAGCCAAGCAAGCTTTCCATCAACGCTGTTGCAGCAGGCATTGCGGCCTTATAGGCAGCGGCAGCAGGTGCTGTGACGCCTGCCACACCTGACAACATGTTCCCAAGCGCGGTGACTCGATCCCATCCTGCTGTCTCTGGCGCAAGCATTTGCTGCGATGCAGACATTGACTGACCGATTGCTTCAACAGGGTTCAATATTTGGTTGAAATTGCCCAGTGTTCCCATAATGCCAGTGCCGCTTAGGATGTTTGGGTTTTGTTGCGGTGCTGGTGGATTCGCTGCAATGGCTGCGCGCTCTTGCGGCGTTGTCATCTCATATGCAAAGTTGGTTGGGAATCGCGCTTCAGGCTTCGGCGCATCAGGCATGACGTACTGCGCACCATAGCCTGTTTGGTAAATGGTGCGGCCCATTTCATCCTTGCCAACTGGCGTGTCTTTGGCTGGATTTGCGCCAGTCGGTAAATCGAAAATGCCCATGTTACGCCTCTGATGGATCTATGATGGTCCGCTTGATCTCGATTGGTATTGCCCCGCCGGATGGCCCAGACAGTTCCTGCTTTGTCGCGTCAGAGTAGCCGTGC